ACTCTGCTGTGTATGATGTAAAGCCTTCAGTAGGACAGTTTATGCGTGAATGGTGTTCGATCTATGAGAGCCATTCAGGTGAACGTGGTATCTTTAACAGAGATGCATCGAAGAAGCAAGCAGCTATCAATGGTCGTAGAGATCCTAACCATGACTTTGGTACGAATCCTTGCTCAGAGATTATCCTACGTCCTTACCAATTCTGTAACCTCACAGAGGTCATTGTTCGTGATACGGACACACTTCAAGATTTAATGTACAAAGTACGTGTAGCGGCTGTTCTAGGCACTTGGCAGAGCACGATGACTACCTTCCCATACCTACGTAAGATCTGGGAAAAAAACACCGCTGAAGAGCGTCTATTGGGTGTATCACTGACAGGTATCTATGATCATCTGTTACTGAATGATCCTGATGATAAAGAGTTACCAGCAAGATTGGAGATGTTGAGAAATGAAGCAATCATTGCTAACGAAGTTACAGCAAATGCTCTTAATATCCCTGTCTCTGCTGCTATCACTTGCGTCAAGCCTTCTGGTACTGTGTCTCAGTTGTGTGGCACTGCTTCTGGCATTCATCCTCAACATGCCCACTATTACATTAGGCGTGTACGATCAGATAAAAAAGATCCTCTCACGGCGTTTATGATCGAACAAGGTATTCCTAGTGAGCCTTGTGTGATGAGACCAGACAGCACTACTGTGTTCTCATTTCCTATGAAGGCTCCTGAAGGTGCTATCACCAGGGATGATGTTGATGCTATAGCTCACCTTAACCTATGGCGTATCTATCAGCTTCACTGGTGCGAACATAAACCTTCAGTAACTATCTCAGTTAACGAAAATGATTGGCCTACTGTAGGGGCTTGGGTATTTGACAACTTTGATATCTGTACTGGTGTATCATTCCTGCCAATGGACGGGGGGACATATCGACAGGCACCTTATGAGACATGCAGCAAGGAAGACTATGAAGCCTTGTTAGCTAAGATGCCTGTAAACATCAACTGGGATATGCTTAAAGAAAATGATGATAACGTCGAAGGTGCACAGCAGCTAGCCTGTGTAGCCGGTGTGTGTGAAATTTAAATAAAAAAAGACCCCTGCAAAGGGGTCTATAAAGGTCACTAAGGAAAACTATGCCGAATATATGGGGTTGGTCTTTTCTACCAGGGTTTATGTTAGGGATTTGCTACTCTGATGATTTTGTCGTAACTGATGAGGACAGCTCTGAGGTTCTTCTCGAAGGGTTCTTCGTCTTTGTTAACATTGCTATCTTTAGCTTTGTTGTTGGATGGGCTAAGGAGGAATAGTGTCGCCTCTGCTTCACGACGAAGAACAAGCCCTTTGGTTACTTTACCTGCTGCAAGATTCCAACGCTTTAGTTCTTGAGCAGCTTCCTCCCATCGTTCTTGGTTTATTCTTGATCGCATCGTGGATGATCGGAGCCTAGCTGGTCCTAAGTTATAAGTCCAACTAAGTATCGCAGCAGCTTTGTTATCGTGTTTCGTCAACACTGGACAGGCTTTGTAGACTTGAAGTAGAAACTTCTCTGCATCAAGTTCGAACAATTCCTGTCCTCTTTCTTTTGAGATCTCAGGATCATCTAAGGTAACCTTATCTCCGTTCTCATACATCGTAGATCCCCAACCTATGGTGGGTACACCAGCACTGCATAGATAAGGTTTACTTCTCCAGCCTTCGAATCTCTTGATTAACGGTTCAGCTATGGTGATTACTTTCTTGATTCCCATACCCGCCCTACAAAATAGAACGATAGTATCATAGCTAACATGCCCTCATCAAAATCCGTCCAGCCTGTGATGAGCACATTAGTCCAGATACCATCTTGTAAGAAAGCTAAATACAAGCCTGCTATCTTCACAGCAGTATAAAAGAATACAAACCAGTACGTAACTGCTGGTCTAACCAAAGCAGATAGCGATGCTACCCACTTCCAAGCCTTACTATCAGACTCTGCTTGTTGTTTGAATGCTTCACCGATAGCATCTAATTCATGCTCTTGTAGACGCTGATAACCATGCTGTAGGGCAAACTCTGCTTGCATCTTAGCGATAGAGACTTCAACATCTAACTTCTTTAGCTCATGCTCTCTTTCAAACTTCCTGTCTAAGATCTTTAAGACCTCGGGTGCTAAACGGAAAACACCACCGATAAGAGCACCAATGAGTTCAAACATTGACAAAGTCTCCTAGAACATCACGAACAATGCTGCTTTGTTTCATGGGTTGCTTAGTCGGAGGGGCGGGTGGTTCTAATAGCTGCTGAAGTTCTTTCATCTGATCAGGAGACAAACCTTGCTGTGGTTGATCCTGTGTAGCCGCTTCAGGAGTACCAAAGTCTGATGTAGAAACCTTAGCATCGTTGTATATCTTTGCTAATTTAGCAGCAGCTGCTCCTGTCATACCTGCTTTACTAATCTCTTTCTCTAAGCCAACTAATTGACTAGCTGCTTTAGGATTAGTAGCAATCTTAGCAAATACTTTAGGTGTTAAAAGAACACCAGCACCTACAGCAGCGCCTAATAGCGGATCTTGAGATAAAGATGCAGCACCAGAACCAGCTAACACAGCGGCTAAAGAGCTTACAGCATCAGCTTGTTTACCAGTGACGAATAAAGACAAACTTCCTCCTGGTGTTTTAGAACTGATTTCAGCAGTCTTACTTAATGCTTTAATACTGTTCTGTGCTTCAGGACTAAGTGCTTCTTCAAACGTCCTACGAAACTTAGCATCTTTTCTAAGTTTATCACCTATAGTAACAAACTCTTTAAGTGTGTTCTCAGCACCTTGTTCGCCTAAGAAAGACTCTACATAGCCTCTGTTTAATGCTTGTTGAATAGCTTTATTGTCTAACGCAGGATCAATTGTTTTAGCTTGTGCTAAAGCATCTTTGATAGCACGAATCTCTGATTGGTTACCAGCTTTGTATATTGCTTCTCCAATACGTTCAGGCTCTTTGACAAGTATCTTAAGAACTGTTTCAGGAAACAACTTCTCTAATGATTCTCTATAGAATTTTTGTGTGCTGCGGTATTGAGCAAGTAATTCTGGATCCATTTGTTTAGCTGACGTATCCATAGCATCATCAATGCTTTTAACAGCTTTAGACAACTCAGCAACAACAGGACTATTCTTACCTACTTCTACTTTAAGATCACGTAAACGACTATTTAAGATAGATCTTAGTTGATGTGCCTCAGCAAAAGATACATCAGAAGATAAATTACTAATGTCTTTTAATACACGAGAAACAGCATCGCCATATACAGCAGCAGGGTCCCCTGTTTCAGTTAATTTCTCAGCTTTTTTCAATGTCTCAAAAGCCTTAGACTTAATAGGGTTAAAATTAACAAGTAAGTTAAAACCCCTAGCAGGTAATTCTTGCTCGTAAAAAGGAGACACAGTTTCAGACAGCCTAGTATTTGCTGTTTGTATAATATCTCTTACACTTTGACCAGCCTGAATAGATGGTATAGCTTCATCAGAAACAGTATCTAGGATCTTATCTCTTTCTTGACGCAAAGCATTTAAGTTAGTGTTAGCTAAAGCTTCAAAGGTACTTTGACCTGAGAAACCACTACGCCCTACTGATTCACGTACTTTAGCACCTGTAGTGCCTGTGATTTGATATTCTGTTAGCGAACCACCATACTTTTGTAGAAGTTCCTGAGCAACACGTTTAGCTTCCTGTGATGAAGCATCCATAGGAGGTAAAATACCAGCCTTAGTCATTGCATCTTTGGTAACACGATACCCTTTACCAAGCATGTTAAATACTGCATTACCACCAGCATCTAAAGCCATGCTTGTTACTGAGTTAGATAGCATATCTGCTGCTGTCTTTGTCAGAGGTTGTGGCATACCTAGTGCAGACTTGACACCAGACTCTAAAGCTGTTCCAGTTGCTGCACCAAGACCAGACCCAATAACACCTCTAACAGCTTGTTGTGCTAACGCTCTACCTGTCATAGCCCCTTGTGGGGTTCGTGTCGTAGCTGCTCCGATAATACCACCAGCTAATCCACCAACATCAGGTAATGCTTCTATGGCTAAGTCAGTAAATGTTTTTCCAGGTTGTTTAGCACCTTCCATAACCGATGTTGGTTGTGCAGGTGCTGGTGTTCCTTGTGAACCTAATAAAGATTTAAGTTCATCTAACTCTTGTGGAGAAAGACCTGTTGCCATGTTAATATCCTAGTTGTCTACGCTGTTCAGGAGTGGCTTTTTCTAACAACTCATTCATACGTTGTGCTTTTCTTCTAGCGGCTGTGCGGTTAGTAGCAAAATCGTAATCATTCAGATTACCACCACTACGCTGAAAAGCAAAAGCATCTTTATAAGCTTCTTTATCAGCAATAGCATCTACACGCATACGATTTAACATAGCTTGTAGTGTTTGTCTTGTCATACCACCAGTTCCAATAGCTTCTCTTAGGAACATCAATTCCTTTTCGGATAAGGAGCCAGGAAGTGTTCGTGCTTGTCCTTGAGCTAATTTAGCTAGTAACTGATTAAGTTGTTCTGTCTCTGAAGTACCTGTAACTTGAATACCAAAAGCATTAGCAATTTGACCTGCTTTTAACACAGCACCTGAACCAACTCCTGTGAAGGCGTTACCCAATACTGAGTTTAAAGCGCTTACATTAGAAATAGATGAGTCTGCGTTAACAGCAGCTTGTTCAAGTTCATCAAGACGTTTTACCTTAGTTGCGTTTATACCCTGCCCTTGCTTAATATCAATACTAATAGATTGTCTACCTTTAGATGATTCTTCAACAGCTTTATCAACTTTGTTTTTTTCCTCTTGTGTTAACTCACCAAAAGGTTTTCCAAACATTGCTTGAGATTTACGCTCTGCTTCAGACCCTACTGATGGAGGTGTTTTATCTTTAGGCTCTCTTGTGCTTTCTTTTGTTATGTAATTATTTAGTTCTGTCCATCTTGCCTCAAGCCTTGCTCGAACTTGAGGATCTTGTTCTGTTTGTAAAGCTACAGCAATAGCATCTCTAGCTTCTTGGTGCTGAATCAAAGATGGTACTTTAGCTGTTTTGGCTTGGTCTGCTTTACGTAATGCTTCTTGCGTCTGTGCTGCAAGTTTCCCAATCTCATAAGATGTCTTAACCTTACCAAGTTCAGCCTTCTCTCTATCAGCCTTCATTTTAGTCAATCGCTCAGAGGCTGACAATGCTTGCTGTGTTAATCCTCTTTTGTTCGCTTCCTGAACAAACAACTCTAAAGCCTTCTCAGGATCGCTACCATCCCACTGTGAAGCCACTACTTTCTTTACTGCATCCATCTCAGTAGCTTCTTTCAATGCTGGATCTTCGATACCGAACAAACCTCCTATGGCTTTACCAGCAGCAGTGCCGTAGTTGGCCATAGATAGTCTAATGCTTTGATAAGGATCTAACTTAGCTTGTTCTAGGTTACTTAGACGTGCTCTATCATCTAAAGCACGTTGTACTTCAGCGGCTGAAGGGCCGAACAATCCCATATCTTGTTGTGCCATAATATTTCCTTAACCTAAGCCAGGAACACCCAACAACTTACCTACGGTATTTAACCCTGTAGTTATGTTAGTTGGTGTTAATAGATTTCCTACAGCATTTTGTGTTGCTGCTGTTGTTCCAGCCAGTGCAGCTTGTTGAGCCTGTAAGTTAGATGCTATACCAAGTCTACCTGTAGCAGCAATCTGTTCAAGTCCTTGAGTACCTACGTTCAGTGCTGAGGTATAACCTTGTGTTGCTGGTTGAGCATACAATTGAGCTGCTGCAATTCTTCCTTGCTGTGCCATCTGACCTAACTGACCAGACAACTGCTGTTGTTGTGCTTGCAGCCCTAACAAGTTACTGATAGGGGTATAAGCAGCGTTACCTTGGCTAATTAACGTACCACGTTCACCTAAAGCAGCTTGTCTAGACTGTAGTTCTCTTTCTAGTTGCTGTCTAGCAATAGCTTGTTCCTGTGCTAGTAATTCTGGTGAAGAACCACCAAAAGCAGACCCACTTACACCCAATCTACCTTGAGCACGAAGACGGTCCTCTGTTGCTAACCGTTGACGTTCAATCTCTGGTGCTGATAGAGCAGCTACTTTAGCATAGTAATCTTTAGCTAACTGATCAACGTTAGTCATCTCAGCAGCCTGTGCAGACTGTGCTGCTACCCTAGCAAAAGGATTATATAGTGCTTCACCAACGTTAGTTAACGTAGTCTCTACAGCACCTGTCTCAGGATTAACTCTAGTACCAAACAACTGATTAGTAACACCATAAGGTGTAAAGTTACCAACCATACCTGCTGCTGTCCTACCTACGTTCTCTAACCCTTGTTGTCCGAACAACCCTAAGTTAGTGTATTGGCTCTGTAGTTGGTTAGATAGTTGATTGTACTGTTCTTGGCTAATCTGCCCTTGTTGTCTTAACTTGTCAGCAGCATCCTGTACCATTGCTAAGTTAACACCACTACCTACTATGTTTCCTAACAAGTTATTATCTCCCCCACCTAGCAATGCTTTAGCAGCAGTAGTAGCTGCATTAGCTATCGTAGATCCTGGTAAAGTAGTTCCTGCTTTAGCGGCTCCAGCAGCGTTTGCGGCTGTTCCAGCCAAACCAACAGCTCCTGCGGCTAAACCAGCGTCTAATAAACCACCAGTAGCTCCTACAATTTCAGGGATGTTAGCAAGTCCTGTTGCTTCTAAAGCGGCTAATGTTTCTGGAGAAAGCCCAGCAATAGTGCTAGCTAAGCCAGCTTCAGCACCTAGAGCACCAGCACCAGTTGCAGTGGCCCCAGCGCCTGCACCTGTTACGCCTAAAGCCTCTCCTATCAAAGGAGCAGCGTAGTATGCAGCAGCAACTACAGCAGCAGGTTTCAGTATGTTATCTCTGAACTTTAACCAGTTACTCTGCTCTACCTTGTCACTAGCTAGTGTTAAACCACCTTGTTCGTTAGGAACCATGAACAAGTCATAACCTTCAACATCACCACCTTCTTTAGTGAAAGAGCGCCAAGGAAGTACCACATTTTTTATATCAAAACCATCTTTACCTGTCTTACCTAACTTAAGACTACCACCTTCAGATACTTTACTTTCCTGAACAACATTACCTGTTGTACCGTCTTTGTATACAACTTTATCACCTACAACCTGTGCTGACAACTTAGATGGATCAGAGACACCCATCCTTCTAAGTTCATCAAATAAGAATACAGCATCTCTAGCAAACAAGTTACCAAAAGGTGTGTCTATCTTGCCTTTTTTGTAGTCTTTATCAGCAATGTTCTTAGCTTGATTTAGTAACCCTAAAGTAACATTAGGTGTACCAGTAGGAGTAGCTAATATGTTATCTATCGCTGCTAATTTAGCGTCTATCGAAGTGCTCATCAGTATGTCCCATCATCATAGACAACACCACCAGTAGGTAATGTAACCGTACCAGTGAATGTAGGGGATGCAGTATCTGCTTTGGATGCTACCGCAGAAGCTATGTTGTCGTACTCAGTGTTGATCTCAGTACCTTTAATTAGCTTTGCTGGGTTACCAGATACCAGCGAATCCTTAGCAGCAAAGTTAGTTGTTTTGACGTAGTTACTCATGCTAATTTACCTGTCTTAAAGTATACGTCCATCTGTTGAATAGATAAGGAATCAGTAGATATGTTGGCTTCAATACCAATCTGAAAGACTCTACCTGTTCCATTTAGATTTACTTTGGTGTTGTTAACGAATGCACCGCTGTTGTACTCTGCGATGTTGTATTCGCTGATGTTGTACTCTGATCTTGTTGTACCGCCTACGTTGTTGATCTGTGATATTGAATACAGTGAACTGTAATCAACAGCACAGTACAAGAACACATTAGTGTTTAGACCACCGATAAGGAACAAAGACATCTTCTTTAGCATCTTCAGCACTGATGGTGCTGTAGCATCTAAGTGTGCTGTGTAGTATGCAAACCTGAATGAATCACCGTTGTCTGATGCAAGAGCACCATAGTTACCGATGTATCCTAACCTACCTAAGTACAACTTACGATCTTTAGTGGTAGCTAATGACTTAGGTGCTATTGTCCACTTTGTTACTCTACAAGAGTTATCCTGTAGCCTACTCTTTAAGTCAAAACAGTATGAAATACCTGCTGTAGGGAATGACAACAGATAGAAACCATCTTTTTCATAGTATGCAGATCTAATGTTATCTACACTGTTGTTCGTGGTGAAGTCTGCTAACAGATCATCACGGATGTTCCTAGAGACATCGAACAAAGGAGGAGATTTCTCTTGGATAATCCTTCCTAGACTACGAACACCTGTATCAGATAAGAAGAAGATATCAGATCCTACATCCTGTACAGAATCTCTAGCAACACAGCCTACACCATCAATGACTTCTACCAATGACAAGTTAGTTGATGGATCTGTGGTGGCACCTGAGTAGATAACAATACTTTTCTTACAAAAGATGATTAGATAGCCATTAAAGGCTGCTAATGCTACGATTGAATCAGTTCCGTTAGTGAATGCCTTTTCTATGCTGATGGAACCAGCGTTACCACCAGACCATTTATGACCTGTTAACGCATCAGACCACCATACAGTAGTTTTATCAGTTGTGGTGTCAGCAACCCATAGACGACCATAAGCAGCTAGAACTTCATTAGCAAGCTGTACAGTACCTGAATAACCAGCATGAGCGGACATCAGTGTCCATGTGTTACCTGCATGGTCATACATGATAGGATCATGAGCACGTTGGAAGAAGTATGTATGATTGTTAAAGCTAACTGCTTTCCAGTTCTGTGCTGTCCATGTAGAACCAGTATACTTAAGAGTTAGTGTTGTTGTACCTGTGTAGATCTTGTTGTCACCGATAGACGCAAGCTCTGTTGTACCGTCTTTCTTGACAATCTCATACAACATGGTAGGCTCTGTACCTACATAACCTACAGAAGTGTTTAAGTTATCCCATCCTTTACGGGATGCTATACGACCATACTGATCAATGACAGCATTGTCAGCTCTAAGAGAAAACTCTTTAGGAAGACCTAACGATGAATCCTGTGTGTTAAGTCCAAAGAAGCCTGGAGCAAGAAGACTAACTGATTTTAACTCAGCAGCCATTATGACCACTCCCATGTTGTTTCATCAGCATAGCGTTCTGATTCAATAGCTACGTATGATGCAACTGCTTTACGGTACAGATCTGCTTGCTGCTCAGATAACCTACCACCATCTTCACCACGTTCATTGATAGCACGAAGATAAGCACCTTGGATGACTAACTCTGATGGCACATAGATAACATCTGAAGATACTGACAGATCAGCCTGTGGAACAACACAGTCTACCTTCACAGTAATCGAAGATCCTGGTATAGGCCATAGATCAATAGTGATCTCACCAGAAGTGTTAGAATTACCTACAGAGAAGTACTGTGGTGTACCGGACACTGTACCTTGTAAGTTAGTCCACTCGTGCATCTGATTCTGTGTTGCCTGAGTTAAGTCTCTCTTTACTGATGGTATGTACACCACTAACAACTTACTACGTGGATTAGAACCTGTGATAGCGTAGTTCTGTGTACCGTTAACAGCATTGATAGTCTTCGTTGTACGAAGAATAGACCAACTCCAGGTATCTTCTACTTCACGTTTAGCTTCGTTAACAAAGTCAGCAACTAGCTTAACGTATGGTGTATCAGATACAGTTGAGGCTTCAGTTTCCCGAAGCCTTCGTAGTACACCGTTAACACAATCTAAGTACGTAGCCATATGTCACCATTTTACTTTATCAGAAACAGAGGAGCAAAGATTTAAAAACTCATCAATAGTTAATGAACCTCTCATCATATTGATTTTTTTATGTACTAACTGTACGTTTTCTACTGTATAACCAATATTGTTATCTATCCTATCTATTGATGCTGTGTGTTCCCAACCAACTTTACTCCAGCCTATAGATAAACCAGATAAAACACATAACCCATCTTGTTCTTCATAAAGTTCATTTATAAATTGAGGGGTTAGCTCCCATAAATAACCACGAGTCAAAGCGCTTTTATAAAAAGACTCATACCATGCTAATCTAACCGCACCTACCATACCTGAAGGATGGTTGTTAATATTACTACACCTTTTACAAGGTTGTTTAATGTTATGAGACCATATGCAATAGTTTCTTCTTAGATGGTTTACTTCAGCATTACATGAAGGACAATAACGTACCCATCTTCCTTCTTCGTTTTTAAAAACACCATCAGGTACTTCTAAAGGAAAAGGCATTATTTACTCCACTTCTCACGGTCGGCCCAGTAAGCCGCAGACATTTTACCTTTAGCGATGTTCTTTGCATGTCTAGCTTTGAAGGACTTATTCCTTGCAGAACCTTCAGGGGAACCAGAAACACCTTGTTGACCAAATCTAATGGTCTTAACTTGATCACCGTCCTTTGCTACAACAATGTGTGATTTGGTAGGATGTCCAGGTGTTTTTTTAGGGCGATTATATCCGGACACTCCTGCTCTTTCTAACCTAGAGTCTTTCTTCATTTCTTCTTAGCAGTTTTTGCTGCCTCCTTGAAGTCTTTGGTTGTTGGAGCACCTTTAGTGCCTGGCTTTCTCATCTTCTCACCAGAGCCTTCAGCGATACGCTTACGCTTGGCTTGTATGTTCGCATACAGTCCTGGTTTCATTTCTTCTTCTTAGGCTTAGACATACCAGCCTCTGACAAAGCAATAGCAACTGCTTGTTTACGAGACTTAAC